TGCGGGAAAGCAGACGCAAGAAATAGCGGCAATGTCTGTCCGTCCAGTCGAGCATAGGAGCAATGCTAAACCGAGAATTCCAGTAAACACCAGTTTTTTCAGGCATCACGCTGGTTTGATTAATTTTTTGTGTTTCATGATTATCGTGCATTTTTGAACATTTCAGGCTATTTTTCTCGCGTTAGGTTCCCGCACAGGTTCCCACGTTTTATGGGAACCCGAAATAACGAGGTCGTGTAATGGCGTACTATAACATAGAGAAACGACTAAAATCCGATGGCACACCACGCTATCGCTGTAATGTGATTATCAAAGAAAAAGGTGTTATCACTTACAGGGAAAGCAAAACATTCCCTAAACATGCTCATGCCAAAACATGGGGCACACAGAAAGTGATGGAATTAGATCTATATGGCATTCCATCATCAAATGCAGTTGACGGACTTACAGTCCGTGACTTACTACACAAATATTTAAATGACCCAAATGCCGGAGGTAAAGCAGGCCGTACTAAAAGATATGTGCTGGAACTGCTTATGGATAGTGACATCTCCGCGATCAAACTATCTGAACTGACAGAAAATGACGTAATTGAACATTGCAGGCTAAGAAACAACGCTGGTGCAGGTCCAGCTACAGTTAGCCACGATGTTAGTTATCTTGGTAGTGTTCTGGATGCTGCCAAACCTGTATATGGAATTAATTACACATCAAACCCAGCAAAAGCCGCTCGTCCATATCTACTTAAACTTGGTTTAATTGGTAAATCAAATCGTCGTAATCGTAGACCGGCATCTGATGAACTGGACATGCTCATTGAAGGTCTTCAACAACGATCTACACATAAATGCTCAAAAATTCCGTTCGTTGATATCCTCAAATTTTCTGTGTGGTCATGTATGCGAATCGGTGAAGTATGCCGATTACGATGGGAGGATCTCGATCAGGAACAAAAATCCATACTCGTAAGAGACAGGAAAGATCCACGTAAAAAGGAAGGCAACCATATGAAAGTAGCCTTGCTTGGGGAAGCCTGGGATATCGTCCAACGACAACCCAAAAAATCAGAATTCATTTTTCCATATAACAGCACTTCTGTTACTGCGGGATTCCAGAGGGTAAGAAGCAAATTAGGTATTAAAGATCTGCGATACCATGATTTGCGTAGAGAAGGGGCAAGTCGCTTATTTGAGGCTGGTTTTAGTATTGAGGAAGTCGCCCAGGTTACAGGGCATCGTTCATTAAACGTGCTATGGCAGGTATATACCGAACTGTATCCGAAATCTTTACATAATCGTTTTGAAGAGCTCCAAAGGAGCAGAAATAAGACCTCTTGACACTGTTTATCCATACAGTTAAAAATAATACTGTATACAAACACAGTATAGAGGGACTTTTATGCGTATTGAAATCTGCATAGCCAAAGAAAAAATGACTAAAATGCCAACCGGTGCTGTGGATGCGTTAAAGGAAGAATTAACCCGACGCATCAGTAAACGTTATGACGATGTAGAGGTGATCGTAAAAGCCACCAGCAACGATGGCCTTTCTGTTACACGCACCGCAGATAAGGATTCTGCAAAAACTTTTGTTCAGGAGACTCTGAAAGATACCTGGGAATCTGCTGACGAGTGGTTTGTTCACTAATTAACACGTAAAATCGGTAACGGCTGGAAATCATTCAATACTCGCACTATCGAAAGTTCGCCAGCCAGCCCATAGATCATGATTGGACAATGCCAGGACAACATCTACAGAAGATCAGATTATAAATCTCGACAAAACAATAGCATCAAGCACTCTTGTAAAGTATAATTCCGCTTTTCGTATTTGTATATTCTGCTTTTACTATTTTATTTTAATACTTTATTACAATGTGTGAGGAATTGATGGTTCAACAATTAACGACGCCTTCCCGAGATCACGCACTGGATGGTATTCGTGGTATAGCTTGCTTGATAGTTTTAATAAGCCATTTCATGCAATTCTTTCTACCATCTGTTTTTGTTCAAAATCAGATAGATCATTATGGAGAGAAATACATAAGTGAAACTCCATTTAATATATTATATAATGGTCACTTTGCCGTAATGCTTTTCTTCGTTTTGAGTGGAATGGTTCTATCGATTCCCTTTTTCAAAGGGAAGGGGCTAGAATGGTACTCTAAATCCATTATCAAGAGATACCCACGTCTTGCAATACCTACCATTGCATCTACTATATTTTCCTTTATTCTGATGACAACGATTGGATTTCATTCATCAGAAACTGCAGTGTACTCTTTATCACAAGTAATCCCAGCGATGCCAACTACAATGACATTACTGAATGCGGTATGGGAAGGGGGTATTGGTACATATTTTTACGGAGTTCAAACATTAAACCCAGTATTATGGACCATTCACACCGAATTGGTTGGCTCAATTCTTGTACTCGTTCTGGTCCCACTAGTTTGCACTACCAGAATTAGGTTTGCTTTTTATACTTTAGGTATTGTGGTATTTAGCTCAAGTCATCTAATAGGATTTATATTAGGGGTGATTTGTGCAGATGTTTCAGTTAATATAAAGAAAATTAATACCACAATTATCTTTATGTTTATTTTACTAGGATGTTACCTAGGTTCATACCCATATTTTATAACTGAACATAGTATCTGGATAAATAACAGTGACATAACTTACTTTGATTTGAGAATTGTTTCTCAAGCCTTTGGTTCAATGTTTCTTATTATAGCAATTGATAAATCAATAGTTATCTCAAATTTATTCAAAACAAAAACCTGTAAATTTCTTGGAGATGTATCATACTCTCTTTATCTGGTGCATTTTCCATTAATAGCTTCAATATCTTCTTTGATCGTAATTAAGCTTGGTGATGCAGGAGTTTCATACGGAAAGTCTTTACTTATTACTTTCCCAATCACTTTATTATCTTCAATACTTGCAGCTTTAATTTTTAAATTGCTAATTGATGATAACGCGATAAAATTTTCCAATTATTTATCAAATAAAATTCTTCCAAAGAATAACGTGCAAGCAGCAAAATACGCCCCATAAGGGGCGTTTATTTATATGAATGGTTTTTTAGGCCAGATGATATTGTGAGCTTTCTGGGTATCTACTGCCTGAACAGCTTTGATATAGTTCACCCAAGATATTAGTTTTTCTTTATCTTCGTCGCTGATAATTCCCAGCTGTAATTCAGTCTGCCAAAGAATGATCTTTTCCTTTGCGAACAGAAGCTGCACAGATTTCTGTTGCTCTGCCGCTTCCACTTCCGCTACGTGCTGAGCATTGATATCCGTCACCCATTTTTCACCATCCCATTTATCGTATGGCGTTAACGGGGCGATAGTGGTTGTATTTTCAGGATAATCACCCGGAGCTGTGATTTCTTTCGATTCTCCCGTTTCGGTGTTATAGACGATTTCACCGCGATGGTCTGACACATATTCCCATGATTTTAAATCCACAGAACGGCAAATTGTATAACCAGCCTTAGATGTACCAGGAGCGTCTAAACAGGAATATGCTGGAATACCGACACCCACTGCAAGATATTCAGTTGATGCAGAAATATATTCCCGCGTCTCACCATCATAGTTATAAACAGTAATATTCCCCGCCTTCGTGGCAATAAGCTCGCTATTTAATACGGCGTTATCCATTATGCAGCCCTCACGATATAGTTAAATGCAATATTTCGTGGACGGGTTTCGCTCCCGCCATATGATGATGTAAATCCCGAATATGCCCGGTGTCCCGCATCCGTCGTATTAGCCCAGGAAGGACCGCTAGAAGTATAGATGGCCCCATTGTAATCATGGCCGTGTGCCTCAATGCTCCCGTCCTGAGCAGACAGGAGAGTCCGTCCTGAATCAATTCCTCTTCCATCATCCCACCCACGAATGAATTCGCCGCGTAAATCTGGCAATTTATTTGTCGGATAAACTTTTGCCAGTTCCGGATACTCTTCGGCAGAAAAAGCTGCACCGTTGCATTTCAGCCAGCCTGTTGGCGGTGTGACTGAAGGCCACGGAACAGGTACGCCAACAGGCAATGCTGAGCCTTCTCCTAAACTAAGGTTTTCGAGAGCCGTTTGCACAGTGCCATCCGATTTGATATCGCCAAACGGATTCTTGCGGCTTAACAGCAGCGCACGAAGTGCGGTAAGCATCTGGTCATGCCGCCCTTTCTCCAGGCTGGCACCGGAGGCCTCCACCACGCTACAAAGTTCTTCCTGCAACATGTCAAAGTAGTCATCATCCAGATCGGTGGCAGGTGTGCCGGTCTGGGGGTTACCACGGGTAAAACCGTTCTTACCCGCGCCGAACTTATCCTTCTGCGCGGTTTTCGTGTCTATACGATGCATGGATTACTCCGGATATTTAAAAATTACGTAGGTATGCGAAGGGCAGAGTTTGTTAAGCACGCACTCGACAACGGTGTCGCCCCAGATACGCAGTGCGGAATCACAGGGATCGCCACATGTCATCCAGGTGGTGTTGGTGGCGGCTGGCATGTTGACCTGCCAGTAATACCGCCATTCCGGCGCATTCACTGCGTCAGTACAGGCCGATGAGCAGGTGAACGTGCTTTTATCGTATCGCGTGATAGTGGCGTCTGGTCTGCCCAGGGCAGCAAGCTGTGCAAGGTAAAAATCCTCATTGATGCCGCCCGCCAGATTAACCTTCGCATCCAGCCGTTGCTGACGCTGGCGAAGGGTCTGTGTCCCTGCGGGAATACATTCATCCGGCAGACCGCACAGACGCTCCCAGCGGTTTATCAGTTCAGTGGTGGTGCGCGGATCCAGCTCCCGCATCAGGGCATCCGCACGCTGATGAACGCGGGTTAATGAAGGTGCCGCACCGGCAATCGCCGGATCGCTGGCTGACCATGCAGGACCGGGCGGCAACAGTGCCGATAACAGGCGGATGTAATCATCGTTTGTCACGTCCATGAAATCGTCCCCAGAACCGCCAGTTCATTTTTTGCAATGGAGATATTGTCTGCCGGTGCAAGCAACTGATGGCTGTATTCCCCGTTCGCACCGGAAATCGCCTCACTGATACGCGATACCTTCAGTTCTCCCTGCGGATAACCATCACGCAGCAGGAACGAACGCAACTCCGCGGTGATGGCAGCCCGTATTTCCGGTGTGTCCGGCGTCACGCGGATATGAAAATCCACTTTATGCGCCACCGGCCTGAATACATACAAATCAGAGCCTGCCACCGGGGCCAGTGGCTCAATGTGTTGTCTTGCCGCCGTTTCCGTTGATTCTTCCGGAATGGGATTAATCAGGTCACTGCTGGCAATCATCACACCGACAGTCCCCGTTCCCATCCAGTGGCGGTATGTCCATGCACGGGTAATGCCTGACACTTCTTTAGCCCAGACGACATAGTCCCCGTCAGCCCCGCCCTGAGGCGTCCAGTAATACCGCTCAATGACGCGGGCGCGCCACGTTTCCAGCTCTTCAGTATCAAATCCGCCAGTCAGGGTATCTGCAACACCGGAAGACGGCAGACCATTCACCGGCGTGACCAGGATTAATGCCGTACCGTCGTCAGCGTTACCGACCGCGCCTGTAGTTGAGCAAGTGATCGGCACGCGCAGGACACCACCGGAGCTGGTTGCATCGTCAGTTGTCGTGTACTGCACCAGGTCATCGCGCTGAATAACACTCCCGGCGGTCACCTTCAGGCCATCGCTGACACCTTCCCAGCGCATATACCCGCTGGCAGCCGTGGCCCCCTTGCGCGGACACCGTTTCATCGCAGCATGTCGCGCCAGCCAGGACTCATCGCACAGGTCAGGCAGCATGTTCATTGCCAGATAATCGATGTAACCGTAAACCGTATGCAGCGCCGCCGCATACACCTTTGCCCGCACGTCTTCATCCATGCGCCGGAGCGTGTCGCTGACGTCCAGCCTGGCGAATAAATCGTTACGGAGCATACTGATATTTTCTGCCAGCGTCGGGCGCTGAAATTCACTGTCCGCCATGCGTTATCGCACTCCACAGATCATCAAAAGAAATCATTACCGGTCCGTCACGACGCCAGAGAGTGATACTGTTACCCAGTTCATTAATCCCGGTGCGGCGGATATCCAGATCAATACGGGACACCACGCCGTCATCAATCATCCATTGCAGGCATTCGCGGATATACCCCCTTACCGTCTGCACCAGCTGATTGGTCAGTTTGCTGCGCTGAAGCAGCCACAGTCGGGAGCCGTAACGGTCATTCTGTACCGCAGGCCAGGTATCCCCCCACCATCCCATCGGGACATCGGCGTTGTCATCAGGCTCCGCCCGCCGCCAGGTAAACAGGGAAATCACCACGGCGCGGGTCAGCGGATCCAGCTGTGCGCTGGCGCAGGTGCGTTTACCGTTCACCGTCAGCCACAGTTCCATCATGCCTCCATCGCTTTATCAGGTTTGTCGGTGTTACTGCCCTGACCGTTCTCTCTGTGACGATGCCCGTTATAGGCAAGCCGCATCGCTGACATGGTGGTACCGCCGGAGTCGCACAGGTCTTTCACCTGTCCGGTCACTTCCAGGTCCATTTCAAAACGTGCTCTGGGCGCATTGCGAAACGTGATCGTTTTACCTGCACCGTCCACCACGATCCCCTCCCGGGTCAGCGTCACAGACTGCCCCTGATCGTCATAGACAGCCACCTCACCCGTCTGCAGCCCTTTCAGGCGGTAGCGCCGGTCCGACACCGTAACAACCACCGCATGAGAACGGTCGCCATCCGGAAACAACACCACCGCTTCCGCACCGCTGTTTGCCCTTGCGGTAAAACCGTAGGGTTCAAGATGTTCAACCCCGGCTTTGGGTTCACCGGCAATCAGGGACACATCCACGGTCTGACATTTCGTGGCGGCACTGATGCTTTTCACCACTGCCCGCCCAATCAGGCCGAGGAGTTGTCGCTGCATGGCTTCAATCGTCCTCATCAGAACGGGTCCTCCTGTACTCTGGCTTTTTTCTTTTTCCGCGCGCCGGGGGCTTCGGGTTCAGGCAGATAAGCATCAGGTGGGCCGACACGGATTTCCGTCAGGGTGCCGTTCTGGTCCTGAGTAAACGTGACTTCCGAAACAAGCAGTTCGGTATTGTCGAAACCACAGACCGGATCAAAGACAATCACCCGCTGGTTGGGCTGCCACAGCGTACCGTTACCCTGTCGCCAGCCCTGCACCACATAGGTGGTTTCATCCGTCCGCGCCGCCCGTTGCCGGGCTTCAAAGTCAGCACGCGCAATACAGCCTGCCCCCGTAGCCTGCCCTGTCTGCCTGATATACATCGGACGGTAACGGGCAATAAATGCGTCCTCTGTGCGGGCCCGCAGCGCGGTGGTGGTGGCCTCACCGAAATCATCGTCGTTTCCGGCACGCTGCCCCGCCACCTGGTAAACAGAAAACCGCTCCCGGATACTCTTCTCCGTATCGCAGGAAAGGATGTTTTCCCCGAGTACCAGCGCAGTATGTGCCCGCGTTGAGCCAATACCGCCAATCACCAGCCTGCCGTGCGGGTCGTCGTAAGCCAGTGCCTGCTGCTGACCGAGTATTTTGTTGATTACCTCAATCACCGTTTCACCGTGATCAGGCTGAACATCAGGAATAACACCCGACGGCGCACCGCTGTTCACCACCTCAATGCCGAAAGGCGCAGCAAGCGCCTGCGCAATCTGCACCAGCGAGCGTCCGTTAAACTGTGTCGGTTCGGCTGCACAGTCAATCAGGTCAGCCGTCAGACTACGTCCGGCAATACCGGTGCTGACCGAACGGGAATCGTAACGAACGGGCGTCGCCTCCACCCAGCCGGTGATCACCAGCTCATCACCAATCAGCACTTCCACTTTTGAACCGTTTTTAATGCGCGGCTGAAGCGTGGTGATACCCTCATCTCCCGGCCACTGGCGGGTGATCTCCACACTGAAATCCCGCGCCAGCCGTTCAATACCGGCACCGATGCGCACCGATGTCCAGCCATTCCACTCCCGGCCATTTACCCGTAGCGTGACATTGTCGTTCATTGCACTGGCACCTTCAGAGGGATCACCGGCACAAAGCCGGGATGCGTAATGGCATTACGCCGGATAATGTCCGCGTCACGCGCCGCGTTATCAAACCAGGTCGCCGCCAGCACCAGCGCGGGTAAAACTTCATCCGGTGTGCGCTGAATGATCCGTGCAGACTGTTCAAGGCGCGTGTTGATATCCGCATTCAGATCTGCTTTCACCCGGCGCAGCGCCAGAAACAGCGCATCGCTGGTTGTACGGGACAACTCCTTATCAATTGCCGTATTCAGTGTGTCGCGAATGTCAGTCAGTTCTTCCCACGTCGGCAGGTCAACCGTGTTTTTCACCGCCGGTGCATTGTTCAGTGCCGGATGCGTGACGGAAGGCCAGCCAGTGCTCTGCGCGGGTGTTGTTGCCTGCCCCACTGCGGCATTCTGCATCACCGCGGAAGTTGTTGGCGCAGGCAATCGGGTGACGGCATACGCCGCTTCGCTGATTGCGGTCGTACGAAGGGTGCTGGCAACCACGTTACGCTGCTGCGTCGCCGTGGCGGTGGTTTTACTGTCCGTTTTCCAGACGCCGCGCGGTTGCAGATCGCTGCCGAGGCTGACACCGGAAAGCGTTTTGATCATGGTGACCAGGTCGCTGGCGTTACCATAAAGGCGTTTCCCGGTACGCCACATTTTCTGCACCAGCTCAACGAAATTTTTGCCTGACGATGGCGGCGGCAGAAGTACCGAGATATCCCCCTGCAACAGCCTGGCGGCATCCGATACGGCAGAATCCACCACTTTCATCGCATCAGAAATATACCCAAGCATTGTGCCGGCATTACCGACGACGTCGTTCTGCACAAAATCTGCCACGCCATCGATACTGAAACCACTGAAACTGTCACTGATGCAGTCATCCAGTGCAGAACAGGATGACATCAGCGTCTGCGCCGTCGCCGCACCTGATGTGGGGTAAGAGAGTTCTCCCGCTTCGACAAACTTCAGGTCAAAGCGGACAATACGTCCTTCACTTTTCGATGTGCTGACCCGAACTTCCCCGTCAACACAGACTTTCAGCTCACCGTAAGTCGGATGGACAAGCGTGCCGGGACCGGGTTTATTCAGCGCTTCAATCAGGCGATCGCGCTGGTCAAAGCAGTCATCTCCCACCACATAAGCTGTGATGGACGGGCGGAAAGTGACTTTTCCCAGATCTTCGGTATAGGGTTTGTCGCGGTTCGGATATTCGTGTGTTTCCACACGACGGCCGGTTCCCGCACTTTCTTCTTCAACCTTAAACGGCACACCTCGAAATGACGCGTCCTGAAGTCTGTCTTTCCACGTCATATAAACTCCGTACATAAAAAATCCCACCGGAGTGGGACTCATTAACAGATTAATTTTTCATTACCTGCCAAAGCGCGTATAGCCAACATCATGGCTGACATCAAAACCGCTGGATCGCGTTTCCATAACCCGCATACCCGGAGGCGAATTCACAAAAGAGACCTTGATCTCACCATCAACTTTTGGCGCAGAAGCTTTGTTAATCATGAAGGGATTTGGGCCTGTGGCACCGGAGGCGTTGTTTGACTGAGCCAGATCTACCGCCGGATAAGGTTTGTATCCCCGCGCCGGTATTCCCGTCCCATAAGCATCATAAGCACCCGCGCCCCACTGCGCAGAGTTAATGGCATCGACCGTGTCACCGGAACTGTCGGTAAACCATTCAATAATCGGCTTCAGCTTATCCCACATATCCTGAAACCACTTAACAACCGGTCCCCAGTTATTGATCACCATCCCCAGCGGCGACCAGGCAAAAACCTTCTTCAGAAGTTCCCAGCCAGCCTCAAAATAAGGACTAATGGTTTCCCAGAGTTTCTTAAAATAAGGTCCGACAACATCCCAGTTAGTGATAATTAATCCCGCAGCCAGGGCTATCGCCGTCGCAATCATGCCAATCGGCGTCATCGACATGATCCTGCTGACAATACTGATGGCACCGCCAACGCCCATCAATCCCAGTTTCAGAATCGCAAGACCGGCAGCAAGCCCGACGACGCCGCGAATAACCCGGGGATTTTCATCCGCAAACTTCGTGAATTTCTCCCCCAACTCCCCCAGCCATTGCGTGATATTTTTGGCGTCACCAGAAAATGCGCCGCCAATAGCCGCAAGGCCGTTAGTTGCGGTCCCCGTCATTGCCTCCCACAGGTTGGACAGCGTACCAAGCTGGGCCTGAACACGTTTATTCAGGCTGGCCTGTTTATTCATCTTCTGCTGGATCTGATCGTAGCCATCCTTTCCTTTATCGATTAGTGCATTGACCACCTGAAGGGTTTCGGCATCATCACCAAATATTGCCTTAAGTACACCTGTTCGCTTAACGTCGGTCAGTTTTCGCAGCTTTGCCAGTTGCCTGAACATGTTATCAAGACCGCCAAAACTCCCTTTGCCGTCAGTAAAATCGAGCTGCACTCCGAGTTTCTGGCGGGCCATGACTTTATTGACGTCCCTGATTTTCTTAACGCTTAATCCGGACTGAATAACTTTTCGCAGGGCATTACCTGCCGACTCCCCGTTCATCCCCATCTGATCCATCATGACGCTGATAGGGGCAAGGCTCTGTGCAGCCTGAAGACCGTCCTTATTCACCATCTTCAGAACAGAACTGGTTTTAGTGAAGAAGGACAACATGTTGGTATCGTCAACGCCCAGATAAAACGCTTTCTGGATAGTGTCGAACAGCCCCATCATGTCTTCTGACGCCGTTCCGGTAGCATCCTGCATCTTTGCAGCAAACTCGGCTGCCGATTCCGGTGTTTTTTTCAGTTGTACCGCAAGATAAGCTGTCGCTTTACCCACACCACCCAGAATGTTTTCTGCTGGGATCCCCTGACGCACCAGCATCTGCATCATGTTCTGGAAATCAGCCGTTGTACCGGGTAGCTGGTTACCCAGGCCAATAGCCAATTTATTGATGTCCTGAAAGCTTTTTCCAACCTCGCCGTTCGCATCCATCATGGCGACTTTCAGCCCGGTGGCGGCGTTTTCCTGATCGGCATAAGATTTCAGGGAAAGCGTCAGACCCGCTGCCAGTCCGCCACCAAGCGCCAGCCCACCCTGTGACGCTTCTTCCGCCTGGCGTTTAAATCCCCGGATTTTCTTTTGCATTTTCGACAGCGCCGGAGAAAGCCTGTCGACACCGGTGATCAACGCCTTAAGCTCAAATTCAGCCATGTGTGCGTTTCTCCTGCTCTATCCTGTTTGCCTGACTGACCAGTAAGGGAATTTCACTGATCGGCATATTCAGCAATTCGAAAGGATTAATGCGCCAGTAACTGGCGCAGTCAAAGAAGCGATCAGTGAGGTATTCAGCCGTCAGGCCTGGAGGAAAAAACCGGCCACAAGCCACGCCGCTGCATTCAGGTCTGCCGGAGACATCTGGTCGACAGAGCTTTGCGGCACTTTCGCCAGCCGCACGATGTATTTCGATACCACATGCGCCAGAAGTCTGACGGACTCATCCTGATTCATCTGGTAGGGATATCCCAGCTCGCGGACATCTTTCCCGGTGGGCTCATCAAACTCCAGTACGGAGAGTGTCTCGCCATGAGCGGTAATCGGTTTCTTTAACTCAAGCTCTTTCATTACTGGTAATCCCCTTCTTCACCGTGGAACTCAAGATCAACCGTGCCTTCTTCGGCATTATGGTTCGCTTCGCCGTGCAGCCAGGCAGACGACAGTACATAGACCTGACCGTTCGCCAGCTCGGCAGTGATTGTCATCTCATCAGACGAGGTGATTTTGTTCACCGGAAAATTCTTCGGCACCTTGAAGGTCCCTTTGACATAAGGCGCACGGTGAGTTTCCTTGCGGTCCACTGAACCGTCCAGGCCGATGATGTCATCATTGACCGTCCTGTTCATGGGCACCTCAATGCCGCCGGTCAGCGATAGCTGCTGACCGTCAATTTTGAAATAACAGGTTCCCCCGATACGGGCCATTATGCAGACTCCTCTGAATACTGAAGACGGAACTGGTTAACCACGGCAAAGACACGCAACTGGTTAACATAGTCAGGCGGGAACAGCGTGTTCAGGCGGTTCGGATCGCTGGCATCACGCTCCACAACCAGGTACTGCTTAAACAGTTCGTAGTTTTCCACGATCCCCGCACGCTCAAGCTGACGGTAGGTTGCCAGCAGTTCCCCTTTGATCACCGCCGGGGTGACAATCGCCTGACCGGGACCAAAGCGGGTACCGTCACTGGCAAGCTTGTGACGCCCGTACTTACTGGTAATGACGGATTTCAGTTTGCGCAGTACATACGCGCTGGTATGCAGTGTCTCACTGTCGAGGTAGCTGTTATCCGCAACCCCGTAAGCGTTTTTCCTGTACGTGGTGACATCACGCTGAATGCGCAGTACCCCGCTTTCGACATACGCCGTTGCCACGCCATGAGACAGCAGGGTCTGTTGTTCGGTCATCGTGAACCGTTTCCCCTTCGGCGCAGGCAGCATACCCACCATCTCACCGGTCTGCGTGGGACGTGCCGGATCGTTGCGGATAAACACCGCTGCGCGGGCGGTACGGCTGGCTGCCAGCTCGTCGGCAGGCGTCTGGGTCTCTTTTTCGTACCCCGCCAGGGTGATGTGCTGCTGGTTAAACTGGTCACCTGCGTTCACCAGTTCTGACAGTGTGCCGGCCTTTGCCGTATACACATGACCATACAGCTGACGCGCATAGCTCCAGCGACCGCTGGTATCGTTCATCTCGGTCACCAGCGTGTTAACAGAGGCCGTGTCGTTGAACGGCAGACCGATATAATCAAACGGCTCATCCGCCATTGCAGCCACCGCGCCGGTGAGAACCGGAGCGCCCGTTCCGGCGGTCCCCGTCGCCACGGCAATCTGTACGCCCGCTGGCAGCACTTCGCCCCCACCGAAGCCGTAGTAATTGAGGCTGACAGGAATTTCATTCCCGCAAAGCCCCTTATGGCGAGCGGTCAATGTAACCACACCAGCCGAAGATGAGGCCGTAAACGGCAGGGCCGGAACGGCATTGATGGCATCTTTGATACTGCTGGCAATCGTCGCGACGTTATCGCCGTTGGTCACCGGTGCCTGCACGCGGGTACGTCCCACATAAACATTCACCGTGCCGGTTTCGGTTGCTGCCCCGGTCACCGTCAGCGTAACTGTTGCCGCCGCGCCTGTGGATTCAGGAACGGCAATCACATACAGCTCGCCAAACGGGTCGGTCTGGCGATAAGCCTCGACCATACGCGCCAGCTGACTTCCCGCACCACAAATCTGGCGTGCATAGTCTGCCGACGGCATCAGTACCAGACTGTTGGCAACAATCTCTGCACCGTTATTGGCATGACCAATCAGCAGCGATGCTCCGCTGTCCTGTGCAGTATTCGCCGCCTGGTTATCCATTTCCGCATAAAACAACGGAACCAGCGTATTCGACGGAATGGTGTTAAAGCTTATCGTCATCGGTATTCACCTTTTTATTCACGCGCCGGATATCACCCGCTGCTTCACGGCGCAGCCAGTAGTTGTTCTCGTCAACATTTCGCCCTTCGGCGGGCAAAAGGTCGCCGCGGGCAGGGTCAGGCACTGACCGCCCTTTAACAGGTTTGACAAACATGAGGATCCTCAGGAAGGAAGGGTTATTTCGGTGTGATGTTCGATATCGCCGTCAGGCCCGTTACCGGGCTCGAGATAATCAACATCAATCGCCAGCGTTTGCAGTTCATCCAGACTGTTCAGATCATCCTGCTGGCGGGTATCGTCTTCAGTCAGCTCGCTGATGACCGAAAAATCGAACTGATAAATCAGCTCATGACGATTCAGATCCAGCAGCGTGCCGCCGTCATAGGTAATCGGGTTACCACACGCTTCCGGGTTCCAGCCCAGCAGAGCCTTAAAGAGCATCTGCCGGACATCGTCCACCACATCATACGAGGCAAACTGACCGCGCTCATCACGCCCGTTACTCAGTATGACAACCACGGAGAAGCCCTCTTTCAGCTCCTGCCAGTAGTCGGTCTGGCTTTTGTTTTCTCCCGGAGAGTCATCACCCGGTACCACATACGCCGCCGGGAGTCTCAGCTTTCCGACCTCCGGCAGATTTTTGAACTGTGCCGCGCCTGCCACCCGGTTTTCAAAATACGGACAGCGGGCACGCAGTGCAGCAATAACGGGCGTCAGTTTCATCTGTGTCGTCGCTCCGGCTTCAGTGATTTACGCAATTCCCGCGCCAGAAAATAGCGTGTCCAGCTGCGGTTCTTTTCAAGAGTTTCCACCATGAAGTTATTACGTGGAGCCAGTCGCCAGCCGCTGCCACCGGATGCACCACGATGATGGCCGCGACGACGCTTTGCCCCTCGCCTCACGCCATAGAACAAAAAAGCCGGATAAAAATCACCGGTGATACGGCGGTTTCCCTCTCCATTACGCTGGTTAGGGGCTATACGTGCCATAAAACCAGGGCGATGTTTACTGGCTCTGGGTACCATGTAACCAATTGAGCGAGCCAGGCGTCCGGTCTGATAACCGGGGTTTTCACCCGGTGCCGACCGCGCACGGCGCATCACCAGCCGACGGGCATCACGCATATGACGCTGACCAATCGTGACAAACGCCCGCCGGACATGGGCGCGGTTAAAGCGCATCTCCGCGGGCTGCTGAAAATCAACGTGCAAAAAGGAAGTCGTCATTGTTGCCTCCGTGACTCTGCCTACATTCGCCCAGCTCCGTACACTCCAGCAGCAGAAAGCGCCGCGCTCCGTTCAGATCGCGCTGACGTTTCACCCGGTACACACTGTCACCGCAGACCACCTCATAATCAGCGGTGATCCCCCGGCGGTAACGAATGGTGATGTAATGGGTGATGGCGTCTCCGGTCTGCGCGGTTTCCTGCCAGGTGGTGGCACTGGTCTGGATAACCTTCGCCCATGCCCGGAACGCAACCGGGTATTGAGGCTCCACGCCAAAGTTATCCGCGGGCATATCCACCCGCTGGCGGATCAGGACGCGTTTATTCAGTTCGCCGGGGTCCGGCAGAATGTAGGTTGCGCTGGTCTGCGCCTGACGAATTTTCATAGTGGTATAAGGCGATAAGGAACAACCAACCAGTTAAAACTCATTGGCAACTCCATTTTCTCAACGTCTGTAACCGTTGAGCGGTTTTCGTAGAAATGGCTGACAAGTAGCAGAAGCGCCAGCTTCACATCATCAGATATCACAAGCCCATCAGGATCATCCGCAGGCCTGTCATCTGCGGTTGCATACAACTTACGGTTAAGGAAGTTTTCCGTACGACTCTGAGCGGCCTTACCAAGCAGTTCAAGCAACTCATCTTCATCAGAGAAATCATCATCCAGACGGAGCTGAAGCTTAATCTCTTCCATTTTTAACAGCATAAAACCTCCTGTGCCCGCCAGAACGCGGGCACAAAAAAACCGCATTACGCGGCGTGCTGTATTACGTAAAAAGACTAATCAACCACCAACGCTACCTTTCCCCACCAGCGCTTTAATGGCAGAGGTGTCTTCCAGGATACAGTCAAAACGATGGAAGGCCAGAAAACCGGTCTGATCATATTCCGCGTAACGCTCAACCAGACGTTTAAGAATCATGTATCGCACACGACGGATAATGAAGCGATCAAAGTCACCACAGAACATGAATTTTTTACCCGCCCCGATATCATCAATTTCCTGATCAATGACATACGGTACATTCAACACTGAAGCAGGTGCCACACCAACAATATCCGGCAACCATAAAGGGCGTCCCTGACCGTCTTCCATCTCACTGATCAGTTTCAGCGTATTATCGTTAAACGCCAGGCGGAATTTCGGCCCGCGACGATATGCAGGATCAATGCTGTGTTTCAGAGCCAGAATTTCCTGCCACTTCACCGTATTTGCCGCGGCAGTCTGTGTTGTGCCGGTCACAGATGCGACCAGCCCTTTGGGTTGTTTAGGCGTACCAGCACCAGTTCCCTGAATCAGATAACGGGCTTCACCACGACCAATACGTTCAGCAATACGACGGGCAAGATAAGCTTCCATATCGATCGCGCTGTCCTGCAGCAACTCATTAGACACACGAATGATTTTCGATGTCATTTTGAGCGCCCCAAGACTTCCCATACCGAAATCGGTGTCTTCTTCACCGGCTTCTTCATTTTCGCCCAGCAGAACACCAACTTCGGAAGTACCATCAGCTGTTGCCCACTCCATAGTGCGACCGTCAGAAGTGGTAAGAATCTGCGCCACACTGGCGATGCCACCGTAGGACTTCATCTTCTCAACAACTTTCGCCAGGAATGTTTCTGGTACGGTATATCCGCCCTTTTCATCCTGAGCTACGCCCTGGGCACGAAGTTCACGCAACGCCTTTCGTTCTTCTGATGTCAGCTCACTGGCACCGTGACGCATCCACTTATCAAAAACCTGAGCTCGTTTCTCATCCTGTTGCGGATTGTTTTCCGGATCAAGATTCTGACGCTGCTCTTCCTCATTGCTTTCAATGTACGCCTGATCCTGACGACGCAGTTCTTCTTCGCGTGCAATTCGTTCATCAAGCGCTTCCAGTTCGGATTTTGCTTTGTTCCACTCAGTGCGCTGCTCTTCCGTCCATGCGTTATCACCAATTTTTTCATTCAGGGCACGCATGTCAGTTGCGATAGTATTACGTTTCTGTTTCAGTTCATGCAGTTTCATGATGTTTCCTTTACGCGTTAAGAAGGGTCAGGACGCGCTCACGCGCCATACGTTGATTAATGGCTTTCTGTAGCGCGCCGCTGTTGCGCGCCTCCTGCCATGCTTTCATGGAGCGAACAGCCGAGTCAGCCTCCTGATAGGCAGGATATGTCACAGGACTGACATCCAGCAGACGGGAAAAGCGGGTTATCTCGCGAATAACAACCCCGTCCTCATCCTGATACCACTCCTCGCCGTCACGGGCGACACGGAAAGCAAAAGATGACTGGTTAATATCTCCACGTTGCATCGGGGCCAGCACCAGATCACGAATGGTCTGTGTCTCCGGAGCCTGGATGTCATAGCGCAATCCGCGCTCATCAACTGAAAGATTCAGCGTGCCTGCTGCACTACGCCCAAGAATAAAATTAGGATCGTGGTTAAACAGTGCGCGTACATCATCACCAAGCACATCGTCAAAAGCGCCGGGCCGGATGATTTCGCGGAATGAACCAAATATCAGCTCAGAACGACAGTCAAACACCGATCCATAACCGATAATGTGCGCAGGGTTATCGTCATGCCGCTCAGCACGCACCTCACCGCTGTAACAACGGATTTCACGGTCATTCATTGGTTTTTCCCTCATCTTTTTTTGGGGGCTTAAAATCTCCTGCCGGGTTAGCAGCATTCACGCTTACCAGCATCTCATCCAGCCCTTCAACCGGATTCATATCCTCGAATGCGCGGGCCTCATTACGGCTCATCCATCCATCGGTAATAGCGAAGTGATAGAATTGCGCGCGCTCCTGCGGAGTTCCGCGTAAAAGCCCCGTCAGATTGAACCTGACGTAATACCCGGCGGCTAACTCAGCGCGGGTAAACAAGCGACGGTTAAGCTCCTGCTCCCAGTTCGTCACCCACGGCATCATCGTGTAGCGGACAAACTGAATCGCCTGCGCAGAAATATTGGAGAAGGTGGCTTTTTCGAGGTCATTAATCATGTGCGCAGGAATATTGAAAATACCGGCAATCATTGAACGGTTCAGTTTCATCATGTCAATGATCTGAGCGTCAACTGGCGACACAGTCAGTGCCTTGTAATCCAGATCGGCTGGCAGCAGCATGGTTTTGTTTTCCTGGCTGCGTAACGCCTGCGATGCCTTCTGCCACTGATCTTTAAGCCAGCCCCAGCTGTCCTTATTGAGTCCGCTTTTAACGGATACTATCCCCGCCGGACGGGCATTACCGCTGAAGAAGCTTTCTGTGTATTTCTGACCGCTCATCCCCATGCCTATTGTTTCGGCATGTTGCATAATCGGACTCAGCCCCATCTTCTGATTATTACCCAGCGCACGGATGTGGATCATATCGTCGAGGCTGATCGCAAACGCCCCATATTCGTTGTACAAACCGTAGGTGTATCGGCCACCAGTATTCATCAGCGTCGTTTCCCACGGCATACAGCAATCCAGGGATATGACTTCACCGCGACGATTACGTTTCACCCAGGTATACCCATTCCCCCAGCCAAGGATGTGACGTTGCTTCAGTTCGCGCCATTTGTAACTGGTTTGCCAGGTATTGGGCTCATCATGAACCAGATAAAACGCCGGATGATCGCGTGCGGGCTCAACCTTCCCATTGTGCCTGCGCATAACATGCAACGGCATCTGGGCAAGGCTGGAAGACAGGACATAGATACAGGAATACACCGCAGCCAGTTTCATCGCAGTTTCAGGACTGACATAAACGTCTGCCCGGAACAGCCCATCAGTATCAACGGCATCCCCGGTTATCGGGGTGGAAGGATTCTCCAGTGATTTACTTCTGAACAGAGCATCAAGCAGCACGCGTCCCCCTTCTGGCCATAGCCAGTGCGCCCACCAGCAGTAAACCGCCGGACAGCATCAGAGCCGGAGCCATACCAAACTGCAGGTAAAACCCGCACGTAAGCAGGCCAAAACCAGCCAACCCGATAACATCAGCAATTAGTGATTTCATAGAATTAAGAGAACATCGTCCGGATCAAGAGATGAGAGGAAATCGTCGGGTTCTTTGAGCATTGCCCGACCGATCGCCATAATCAGTGCAACCGCACCATCGATTTTGTTTTCCGCCTGCTCCTTGACAGGCTTCACCACATCATCGTTACCCGGAATGGTTTTGCCGACCACGTTGCCGATACACCAGGTCATGATGGGATTGCCGTCATGATGAAAGCGCCCCGATTCAATCGCCGCTTCCAGCTCTTTCATCGGATCGGACATGTTGGTGTAGTTCTGAATGATGGTGATGGGGTTCAGGTCTTCATCAGCAAGGTCATGCGACAGCCCGGTCGCCCCGAAGGGGTCGATGGGTGACTCACTGACCGGGCTGATTTTGTTCGCCGCTTTGGCCTCCTCGAGGATGTAGCGATAATCCACCTCCGCACCAGCGGTAACAGTCAGAACGCCCATTTCCACCCATTTCTGAAAGCGTTCGGCTGTCCGGCGATCTTCATTTTTCTCGACGCTGTACACCGTGTCATACGGTACCCAGAAACGCGGGGCCACACTGTAGTAATGCGTTTTACCGTCAATCTCGCGGGTATAAAGTCGCGCCATGCTGTTCATATCCAGCTTACGCGCCAGGTCAAAGGCCAGAATGCACGGCTGCCCCTCGAACTGCTCAAGGGTCAGTGATTTATCCTCGCAGCTCTGCCAGCTCACCAGGTTGAAATACGCCGAACGCGCCGACACCCAGATATTGAGGTGTTTTGTTTTAAAGACGTTTGCCAGACGGGCGTTATTTTTCGCACGCTGCTGCTGACTTAACAAAAATTCGCGATAAACCGACACGCCAATATTCGGGTTGGCTTTTTCCAGCACCTGCGGGTCGGTCCAGTCATCGCCTTCGTCAACGGTATAGATGATCCCGAACAGTTCATCGTTGGGTACCGAACCGTTGAGCATCTCGATAACTTCCCGCCGCTTGTCGTAGCACGGCCCCTCAATGTTGTACCCGGCGGTGGTGATGGCCCACATCAGTGGCTGACGTCGCGCCCCCATCCCGGTAAGCATCGTGGTATAAAGCGCATCGGTGGCGTGCTCGTGATATTCATCCACCACCGCACAGTGGGGTGATGAACCATCACCGGGGTTACCGATCAGCGGTTCAAACCGCGCGCCATCCTCCGGACGGTTCATGTTTGAGGCGTTAACCTCAATCCCGAACGCTTCCGTCAGCATGGGTGTGCGTTTACACATCAGTCGCGCCGGGCGAAAGACTTCCCACGCCTGTTTCTCTGTCGTGGCACCGGAATACACTTCCGCGCCAAACTCGTTATCACAGGCAAAACAATACAGGGCGACACCGGCAGAGATTGCCGATTTGCCGTTCTTACGGGGGATTTCGGTATACACCTCCCGGAAGCGGCGCAGCCGGGTACCTTTATTGACCCAGCCAAACGCACAGCAGATCACAAAGAGCTGCCACGGCTCCAGCGTGATGGGCATCCGTTTGAATGCCCACTCACCCTTGGTATGCGGCAACAGCTGAATAAATTTGGCGGCCCGTTCAGCCAGGTCCTTGTCGAAGCGGTAACGAAACGACTTACTTTTTTCCGCCATCAGGTCATCAAGATGGCGCTGGCAGGCCTGAATCACAAACTGGCAGGCCACAATCTTTCCGCGCACGACATCACGGGCATACTGATTGGCTGCATTTACGTTGGGGTAAGATTTCCGGCTCATGATTCGATGATTTTCAGATTGTCAGAAACGGGTTAGTGGCTTTCTTCTTCCCCGCCAGGCCAATCAGACGCTGGCGGCTGCTGGGGTCGAGTCCGAGCATTGCCCCCGTGCTGCTCATCTCGGACTCCTGTTCTTTTTTGGCGGTCAGCTCCGGATTTTTGACCATGCCGCCCATTGCACCGGTGATGGTGTTGCCCTGTCTGGCAATATTTTTCACGGCACGTCGCCAGAATTCATAGGCCACACACCACCGCTCAAGTACCGCCAGGTCAGTCACGCACAGCAGGCCCTGACCGCAGAGTTCTTTGGTTGTCAGTTGCCACATGATCGTGGCGAGAGGGAGATCTTCTTCAGCGAACCACTCCGGTGGCTCAACACCTTTGATGGGCGTAAAAACAGGTTCATCTTTATTCAGGGCTCGCTTGCCGGGGTTTCCGGCCAGCGCCTTGCGCGCCGTTGGCTTGGGGCGACGCCCGGAACGCCCCGCCGTTCCAGCCATATGCGGCACTCCTGGTTAAATTTCATTTTTCGCGGGTATAAAAAAACGATGGGGCGGGCAGTCCGGAAGACGTCAGGTCACAGGGATTTGACCCGCCCCTCCCCTCAGACAGTTGAGAATTATTATCACTTTAACCGTTCACGGGCCGTCTTCGCCTTATGACACGGCCAGCACAGACTCTGCAGATTACTGTCAGCATCAGTGCCGCCATGCGCTTTAGGGATGATGTGGTCAACAGTTTTCGCCTCACGCACCACACCAGAACGCAGACATAACTGACACAGGCCTTTGTCACGCTTCAGGACACGCGCGCGGATACTGTCCCACTTCGAACCGTAGCCGCGCTGATGACGGGATTGTCCAGGTTTGTATTGCTTCCAGCCTTCGCTTTTGTGGCTTTCGCAATAGCCTGACGGGTCAGTGGTGGTATTACGGCAACCTCGAGCACGGCAGGCTTTCGGGATTCGTGGCGGCATATGTACTAATCTCCGATTTATCCAAATTTAACTGCCATAATGCCGACATTCTCTGCCATTGTTGGCTCCGTTTATCCGTTAAAAGGGATATCAGTTAAGTTATCCCGTGTAGGGTATAAACCATTATCAAAGCCACTCTGTAGGGAGTGGCTTTTGTAATGACAATAAAAAGCCCCGCGAATACGAGGCTAAATCCTGGTATTTGTAATGACTGGCTCTTATCTCAACGCAGCCCCTTACCGCGCGCAAGATGCTCAATATCAAGCATCAGCAATGAGATATTTAATCTGGATTCACTCCAGAAGTGATCACCACCCTGTCTACAGAGCCAAATGTGAAGGATGATGAGTAAAATTATCGCTATCATCGAAGGCATTGCGTCCTGATGTATTCCTGAAGCGTTCTCAGTGCTGTTTGGTCGCGGATAATTCCGTCCCGGATACCGAGAACGTTTCGTCCAGCAACTGGAGAGAGTTCGACGGTGGCATCATTGCCCATGCCGGAGGCGCTGGAGGTTTCGGCTGAGGATGGCACAGAGCATTTTCCTTTGACGAGCACCCGACCACCATTATCAAGCTTGCGCCGAAGAGCATCATTTTCAGCTTTCGCATCAGCTAACTCCTTCGTGTATTTTGCATCGAGCGCAGCAACATCACGCTGACGCATCTGCATGTCAGTAATGGTGGCGGTCGCCTGCTTCAGCTCACTGACTTTTTTATCACGCTGTTCTTTGTAGGCGATGGCGTTATCACGGTAATGATTGACCGCCCACGACAGGCAGACGATGATGCAGATAACCAGAGCATAAATAATCGCGGTGACTCTGCTCATACCTCAATCTCTCTGACCGTTCCGCCAGCCTCTTTGAATTTTGCAATCAGGCTGTCAGCCTTATGCTCGAACTGGCCATAACCAGCGCCCGGCAGTGAAGCCCAGATATTGCTGCAACGGTCGATTGCCTGACGGATGTCACCGCGATCAATCATCGGTAAAGCGCCACGCTCCTTAATCTGCTGCAGTGCAACAGCGTCCTGGCTTTTTGGAGAGAAGTCTTTCAGGCCAAGCTGCTTACGATAGGCATCCCACCAACGGGAAAGAAGCTGGTAACGTCCGGCTGCTGTTGATTTGAGTTTGGGGTTTAGCGTGACAAGTTTGCGAGGGTGATCGGAGTAATCCGTGAATAACTCACCACCTACAATAACGTCGTAGCCGTGATTGCGGGTTGGCTGTCGCCCGTTATCCGTTCCTTCTGACCACGCCAACATATCGAGGAAAGCTTTACGCTGGGAATTTAGTACCTGCATAAATTACTCCTTAGAGCCACCGAACTTGTTACCGATTACTCTCATTGCAGCCCCACGAATAGCATCGACACCGATCAACCCAACACCACCACCAATGGCAACAGAAAGCGATTTAGGCCATCCGACATACTCAAGAGCGGATGCAAAAGTCAGCGTCAGAGCGCCGCAGAGCAAAATCTCGAGCGTTTTTCGCTTCCAGCCACCACCACCGCCAAAATAGGCAATGCGCAAGCCAGCCATAACGATCGACATAATTACTGCGCCCAGCGGTGTGTCTCCACGCCACCAGCTCTGTAACAATTCAAGTAAGTCAGACCAGGAATGAGGATCGTTATGCATTTTCATAATTCCCACCTCCGGTTATCGGAAGTGCAACGAGTGAAGGGAAAGAAGCTGGTTATAGCGCTGAGTCGCAAAAGTTGCGTAGTGCACAAAAAAGGCCGCCCACAGGCAGCCTCTTTTTATAATTCATTGAGTTAACAACATTTAAATGCTGGTGGTATAGAAGGTTTTTCACCAGAACGACAAGCCGGACACCATGACTGAACGATATGCCTTCCGTCTCCCATATCCCTATAACCAAAGTCTATTGTTTTATAAAAAACGTGCACTCCGGCATCAGCAGAACATTTTGGGCAAGATTTATATTCAACGCCATCTTGTTCAACTTCTCGTGAATAACTTAATGACTGCTCACAAACAGAACAACGATCCACCATATATGCTCTCCTGTTTTTGATAGAGATTTATGGGTAGCAATTCCATTCAAAAGAAACATTGAAGGGTGTCACTTTTTCAAAATGAGCGTAGCTGGCTGCCAGTTTTTTGTACAACACACTTTAAGGAAGGAGAGCCTTAAAAACACAATTGACATCAATAAAAAACCGCTCGGTGGCGGTTTCTTGAAGATTATCAACGGTAGACACACAAAGCCCATCGTTAGGAGAATCCTAACCAAATTTTTTGAAAAATGCAAGAATCATGTCGCCATCTTCGGCGAAAATCATTTATCTCGTCACTTTTCTTAATTGCGCCTCAGCATATGCTTCTTCCTGCCAGCACTTTGTCACCAGTTTATCAATGACATCTGCATATCCTTTGTACCACTGATAATCCGTCAGGTCTGGTACCAGCTTCTGGACATGATGCCGCGCCAGTGTGGTTGGTAAACGGCTAAACCGATTTCCATTGCAACGCCCACAAATCTTATAAACAGGCGTGCCATGAAGCCGGGTCCTTTTTTCATCCAGGACAATACCTTTACCCTTACACCCTCTGCACGCTGTGCTGACTTCTCCCTTACCATGACAATGCTGACATAGTTCCTTCACCCACTCTTCCTTGATAACAGATTCCCCGCTTCTGGAGTGTTTCACCACTTCGCGCAATACATTATGAAATCCAGTACCAGCACAATGCTCACAGCGAGCCTTACTTGCCGCAGACCTGGAATAATCAGCAAAGGCAAAATTCACAAGGTAAGGGATGATCTGTAACCGGGTTTCTTCACTCAATTTGTTCAATGTCGGGTTATCCAGTGCCATCGCGTAATTGAGCAGACCTTCAATCGCAAATTGAGGATCCTGAACACCAACTTTTGCCAGGAATAAGGCAAACCCAAGCGGTGCTTTCGACTGCACCATCCCCTGCGCAGCCATCACATCCGTAATCGTTAAACCACCTGAGCCTGTCGCCGGTGCGTCATCGCTCAATTTTGGAGATTTTGGGGAGTAATATTTTGGTAAGGCTTCAAGGTTCATGCTCGTTCTCCACTTACGCCAGTACGCCTATTGCCAGCGCACGATCGATAAAACGAAATATCAGCTCCAGCTGGGAACCATACATCTCTTCAAATGCCACGGTATCCGCATGCAGCTCGTCGTGATGCTTTCTGCACAAAGGCAACACAAAGAGGTCATGCGCTTTTGTACCCATTCCACCCTGACCGTGGCCTATCAGGTGATGGGGATCATCAGCAGGCTTTCCACAACATGCACACGGCTGTGTCTTAACCCAGCGCGTGTACTTTTCATTAACCCAGCGGCGACGTTTTGGGCGTAACATAAAAGACTCCGGCGACTCTGGATCCACTTTCAGCGCCAGCACCTTTTTCGCTTTATCCTGGATAATGCTGGTGGCAGGAACCGAAGGAACAAGGTCACTCTCCCGGGTGACAGACGGCACAACAGGCTTCGGTAATCTCAGTGCCTTACGGGCTGCACTTTCCGGTAAGGCATCAGCCAGGTCATTACGAACCAGCCACCAGCACAGTTCCGGCATTGTCACAACGTGACTATCATCAAAACCGAGATCACGGCGCACAACAGATAACACCCAGCGGGCACAGTTATCCGTTGCCATTGATTCCAGCCGTTCCGTGAACTGATCGCGCAGCTGGTTATCGCAGTGCCAGCACAGACGGATTGCACCCGGAGCGTGTCGCATTGTGGTCATGTTCTCGCTGTGCCAGTCGGAATGAGGCCACTGGCAGCCTTTTTCACGAAGTAACCAGCTTTCAAGACATTCCACTCCACCAGCACGACGGATCACTGCCTCATTGCGGAACACGGCCCGAACGGCAGGATCATCCGCCAGCGGTTGTGATGCCGCCGGAACGGCACCACTGGCGAAAGATGAATAACGTTCCGGCTCAGGCTCCAGCAGGACACGCCCCTGCATAAACAGGGGCATCAGCTCTGAACCTGGTCTGAACAATACGATCCCCATACGCGGGGCAATTTCAGGGGTCAGTAGTGCTCTCACAGTCACCTCAATGAACGGTATCGAGCAGCTTTAACAGCTCAGGGAATCGGGATTCGAAGAAATGCGGCTGCGTCTCACGCGGATTTGCGGGACTGGTGATGTTCTTGCCGAACATGCAGCCTTTCGCTGTCAGCGACCAGAATTTTTTGATGTTGTTAATCGCGGTACGGCTGTATCGTTCGCGCTGCTCGACGATCCCCAGCTTCACCATCTGGTGATATGCCTGATTAGCCGTCAGGCGGATACCATACTGTTTCAGCAGTGCACTCAGTGACAGTGTCGGGCGACTTGAGCCATCGTGTGCATCAGCAGGAGCATCAATGGCATAGCGCGGTGCCAGATTCGGTAAGCCAACAGCCTCCTGGAGTTTCTGACAGGCACCAAGCACTGAAGAGTTAGACAGGTTTAACTCCCGGCGCATAAAGTCCAGCAGAATCACACCAGCCTGCATCTTGTCAGCAGCCTGTCCGGATAATTTTTCCGGTGCGCTGGTTACCATATCGAAAGTACGGATCACCTTCAGATGGAATGACGGGCTGATCCACATTGCATAGGCATACACCAGTTCCTTGCAGACATAAGTTCCCCGTTCATTTCCCCCATGAATCACACTCACCGGGTCAACACCCAAATTCTGGGTGTTGGTCAATTCATGAACAAGCTCAACAGTTTGTTGGCTGGAAAGAAACTTCCCCGGCTCCTTGGTTCTGGCATTTGCACCAGATGCTACTGCTGCGCGATGCAGATCGTTCAGGCTGTAACGCCCATAAGCATCACGACGAACTTCAATACCATCAATGACCATCAGATTATTCATACTTCGTTTCTCCTCTTGATCAGGCGGCTGCACCCGCCGTTTTCTCGTACTTACTGATAGTGATCTCGACCTTCCCTTCCGGGATAACCGGTCCCCACTCCACCAGCATTCTTTTCACCTGACTGTCGTCTTCCCACACACCCGCGTGGGTCAGGGCGTCAAACAGCGCCTTGTTATAGTTGTCCAGATCGCGGATCCGGTTATCCGGAGGAAATAACACGATCTCCACTGAAGCAGGTGCCGACGTTGGTTTCGGCAGACGACGTAACTGCTCAACTATTGCTGCGCACGCCGCGCTCTGGAATTTTCGCCCCGCCGCGCTTATCAGGCTCTTACCAGCAAACGCCCCTTTGTTGGGGTGTCTCCAGTACGTGTTCACGCTGGGCGGAAAAGGCAGGATCAGCTTCATACTTTCAGGTCCCTCTCATGTAACCAGTGGGTTGCACGCAGCCTTGCGTTTTCCTCACCGGCAAGCAGTGCGCGGATAATCCCGACCGCCTCGCTGTCGTCGTCCTTCACCGCGGTATGAAGCGTTATCCCCCGGGCCACGCCACGCTTTATCGTGATGACGCCTTTTTTCTCCAGTGCGCGAAGATGCTCCACCGCTGCATTCACTGAACGGTATCCCAGCATGGTTGCCACCTCCTGATTAGTTGGCGGGAAGCCACGTTCTTGCTGGTAAGAAATCAGCATATCCAGCACCTGCTGCTGGCATTGAGTTAACGTCGTCATGCCGCCATCTCCCTGACCAGTTTTTCCGCCTGCTGGCGAACCTGCGCCAGAAACGCCTCACCACATGCCTCAAGTTCATCGCGCCCGATGTAGCTAATTGCCGGTCCCTTCCAGGTCTTGTCGAAAACAGCAATAGCACCAGCGAAGAAAGCGCCTGTCGGCACCTGCTTCTCATCCTTCGGGATAAACCAGGCAGGCAGTTCAAAACCAATACGCCCGCGAATAAAAGCAATATGGTCCGCATCTTCCGGCCACCACACTTCGCTGGTGGCAGCTTTGATCAGGAAAACATAGCGCCCACCCTTATCACGCATGGCACTGGCATGTTTCATGATGTAACGCATGCCGGTGATGTATTGCCCCTCATGCTGACTGGCGCGGCTGTATGGGGGATTACCAAAGGCAGCCCCTTTAAGCTCCGCAAGACGTTCTGACCAGTCATGCGCCAGCGCGTTGTCTTCCGCCGTGTAATACGCAGCACATTTGGCGTTATCACCGTCAGTGAACAGATCCAGAACAAACGGGCCAAACAGGGTGTTAATTCCCCAGAAAATGTTGTCCGGCGTGCGCCACTGATCACCCACTTCCTTCAGTTCATGGGCTGGTTTGTTCCGCAGTTCCACCAACTCCTGGCAATATTTATTACTCATTAAGCCCCCACGTAATTCCCTGACAGATACCACTCATCACCCGATACAGCGCGCTTGCTGCTTTTCCGTAAACACTGCTCACGACGCGCCAGAAAATTGTTTCGTTCTGGCTGGGAGTGGCTTTCACGGAATGCCGCCATCCACACCGTTGCAGCACGACGGTATAAGCCCCTGGACTCCAGTTCTTCCGCCTGGCGGGTCAGGCACAAAATCACCCGGGGATCGTTAGTGCCGACATAGAAATTGCGCACAGGTCTGGTTTCACGAACTGGTTGTGGTTCCGGCTCCTGCGCTCTCTCAGTCAGGCGTGGGAAATGTCTGCGTGTATCTCCTTCACAACGGTGAGCCACACGCCCACTCTGACGTAACTTGCTTGCTGACTGCAGAACGCGCTGCCGTGAGTAACCTGCAAAAGCATCCGCAATGTCTCCGGAAGTACACCCCGGATGGGCTTCAATGAATTTCTGAACGTCATTTAACAGACTCATGATCACCCCCTGAATCCTGCCGGGATCTGGCTGTAGTCCACGTTGTCGTAACTGGATTTGAAGTACGGGTCTTCGCGTTTTTCGGTGTACGTGCTTACGGACGGCGATAAGCGCAGGGAAAGCTCATCCCATTTTTCCCGCAGCTTCGACGGGCTGAGCACGTTACGGCACCAGAACGGATCGCGGCTGACGCGGCTGTACATCTCGCAGATTTGTTTGTGAGTACGACCATCCTGCACACACATCAGGCGAATTTCGTTTGCCCAGGCTGTCCAGTTCGGTTCTTTGGGACGAACCACCTCGCCGTCACATTCGGCGGCTTGCTCGTACAGGGCGATGATTTTTTTCCAGAGCCACTGTGCGCAGGTCAAATCATCCTGCGTTCCCCACTGGCGCTTTTTAGGGCTGAATACAACCGCATCAGGATGGCGAGTTAAAAACTCCTGTTCAGCCGTTTGCGTGTCCGGTTGCGAAGCGTCCGGACGAGAAGAGGTTTTATTCTCTGTAGTAATCTCTGTTGTATTCTCTGTAAGATCATTGGGCCATTTTGACCCGATGACAGCGTGTCGTTTTGAACCAATGGATCGTGTCATTTTGCGCCCATCCATCAGGTCACTTTGACCAGATGGAGAAGTGCATTTTGACCTGATGGATTCGTTCACTTTGACCTCTTCTAAAAGCTCACTTTCATAGTTGATCGTGTAGAAGTTGGTCATGTCACGCTTCGATTTATTGAGTTGCTCGCGACGCAAAACCCCAAGTGATTTCAGGCTTGCAAATGTGCGTTTCAGAGTGGACTCTGACCAGAACGGAAACTGCTCCAGCCACTGTTCTGTCGTGTTATAAACCCAGCGAATTCCGCCATGCTCAGTGCCTGAATTCGTTTCATTCAGCCAGTAATGAAGCTGCTGCAACACAATTGCCTCATTCAGACCAATACGGCATGCAAGATCACGATTTATCACAATGGGCTGGGATGTCATTAACAGGCTCATGACCGACCTCTATTTCCCTGAATTTACGACGAAACTGTTCGACCGGACTGAAGCATTCATGTTCATAGCCTTCACGGAGGTAGATAACCCGTTGTGTTTCCGGCTCCCAACGAATGACTCTGACGGGCACTCCGTAGTGATCTTTGAACCAGCGGTTAACTTGTCGCAAAGGACTGTCTCCTTCTGCCGGTTGAAATCACCCACAGCCCACTCTGCAAAGCTGTGGGTTACAATTTCCCTGTCACCTGGTACATTCACTGCATAGCAATACTCCACCTTCGCTTTTCCACCCGGTACAGGAAGTGCAATCAGTTGCGAGCGACGGTAGTGTGTTGTTAAACTGTTCATGCGTTAGTTTCTCCACAACCAGAAGCAATCGACGCCACGACGCCCGGAGCTGCACACTCGCGGGCGTTACTCTTTTCCGGCGCACAAAAAACACGAAATAACAGTGTTAAATGCTCCTGCCACTTCGCCATTACTTGGTAGCTGTTCTCTTCGATTTGCTCACGCTCAGCCTGGTCAATAACTCCATCAGCAGTTGCCTTGCGTAAGTACTGGGAATGCTTGCCAATCCATTCTATTGACTCCATCAGCCGCTGATTAATGTCACCATTGTCAATGTCATCAATGACCACCAGCGGCACAAACACCCCATTACTACGACGGGCTATTGCATCTGTTACATGCCTGGTACCACTGGCATCCTGTAAAACCATGGCCCACTCAAGTGGAAAAATTTGATCCCCACCGCTACGCAGTCTGTTATGCAATTGATCTTTTGCTGGGGTGATATCATCAGATTTATACAAACCAAGAATTTCTGCTGCTTCCTCATAGCCATGAGGTAAATCAGCAATCGTTCTTCGTATTGCTGCCACCAGCCATGCTGGTTGTTTATCAACTTTCCATTCAGGTTCTTTACCCACGGTTAATTCCTCATTTCTGTGGTGTTTTTATGCCGCAGCACTGTTAGTCTTTTGATATAAAGACACGTCAACTTTCAGTTTCCCGTTAGTAATTTTTTCTAACTGGTACGCTCGGCCTTCAGGAATAATCTCAGGCCACTCTGAAACAGACGGATGCTTAATACCTAGGGCTTCGGCGGTTTTACAAACTCCGCCGAAATAATTAATCACGTCGGATTTCCGCATTTCTGTCTCCCGTTAAATTACGTTAAGCAGAAATGTAGGATATCCAACATGCCAATGTCAAGAATCCTACATGGGCATGTGGTAGGATTGCCTACATGATGAACATGAGTGATCGTATTCGCCAAAGGCGAAAAGAACTGAACCTGACACAACAAGCACTGGCTGATTTGACTGGTGTGAACCGTGTCACGGTTACTGGATGGGAAAAGGACGACTACCAACCAAATGGAGCCAACCTTCAAGCCCTAGCCAACGCACTTAAATGCGATCCTCTGTGGCTTGTTAGCGGAAAAGGCTCGCCTGAACCAAAGATAAATCTAAAACCTGAAATATTCGCAGTTAAAAAAGTCCCCCTCATCTCGTGGGTTCAGGCGGGTTCATGGACAATGACGGAGCCTGGTGTCAGGAAAGAAGATGCTGAAGAGTGGGTTTATACTACCGCCCTTGTATCAGAAATGGCATTTGCACTACGGGTCCGTGGTGATTCAATGACCAATCCCCTCGGCTCACCATCGATACCAGAAGGTTCTATCGTTATCGTAGAGCCAGATATTATTGATACAGAGTGTATTAACGGAAAAATCGTTGTTGCCCATATCAATGGTGGGCAAGAAGCGACACTCAAAAAATTTGTTGAGGACTGGCCGAACAGGTATCTCGTCCCACTAAATCCTAACTATAAAACTATTGAATGCGGTGAGAACTGCAGAATAGTTGGTCTTGTCAAACAAGTAATAATGGATTTTTGACACATCTTCCTCACTATCGCAAAACCGGGGTATCCCCGGTTTTTTTATGAGCCTATCTTTTCATGTAGGATAACCAACATAAACTCTTGACACTTGCATGTTGGATATCCTACATTTGTTTTTAGAGTTGTGGTGAATGCGCAGGCTGATTCGCGAAAGACATTGCAGCTATTGCGGAAAAGAGCTGTTCGGCGGGGCAATTAAACGCCCGTATCTGGAGGTTAAAGAACAAAATGAAAGTCCAGATTTTAAACAATAACTGTGAAGTCGTTTGGTCATACGACATAGCCGCCCCTGTAGATCAGAGCGGCGATAGCTGGACCAATGGGAAACATCAGATTATGGCTGGAGTTGTGTTCTCTTTACGCCGTGCTTTGGAACAGGCTGAAGTATTTCCATCAGACCCTGAATGGAAATGGCCTTTTTCTATTTGTCCAAATTCGGAGAGTACATTTCAGAAAATTGGTCAGAAAGTCGCACTCGAAGAGCATCAGCCAACTGTTTCCTGATTTTTTCAGGTAACTCGTCGGCATCGCAGAAACAACAACGCTCGATCATGTTGAAAGCCGATTCGTAGAACTGTTTCTGCTGAGTGTCGCTGAGACAGGAAAAGAGCGACGTTACGATGATTTTATTAATTGCATTATCAAGTTCTTTTTCATCAAAAGTCATTTGATTTTCCTTTTATGTATACGGGCTTAAAAGGATACCACCGAGCCTGAAGTGGTGAAAAGACAGGCACATAACAGCTAAGTATTTTCAACCAAAGAGAATCCTTAGCGTTGTGGTGAATGCGGCTCAGCGCACGCGGGTTAAGGTTGAGGCTGACAGTCGACCTTCTGTGGATACCCACCCGTCTGGTGTGCAACCTTCGCCAGGCACCGGGAGGCACCCGGCACCACAACTTTATGCTGTGTGTAGTCCTGGCGGTACCAGTTTGTACCCTTGCTTCAGGCTGGTACCGTCCTTTTTACAAAACAGAGAAGAGCATCACCGGACGACGGGCTCATAACCCAATCCATCCGGGCGGCTGCCGCCGCAGGTGTTCTTCTCTGTTTTGTGGAGAAACTAATCGGCCTTGCAGGGTCGATATGATGAGGAGCAGCAAAATGGCTAGCGAACGCAGTACTGATGTGCAGGCATTTATTGGGGAGCTGGACGGCGGCGTATTTGAAACCAAAATCGGCGCAGTTCTCAGTGAAGTCGCTTCCGGTGTGATGAACACGAAAACCAAAGGTAAGGTCTCGCTCAACCTGGAAATCGAACCATTTGATGAGAACCGTGTGAAAATCAAACACAAACTCTCATATGTTCGCCCGACTAACCGCGGGAAAATTTCCGAAGAAGACACCACCGAAACGCCGATGTATGTCAATCGCGGTGGTCGCCTGACTATTCTGCAGGAAGACCAGGGACAATTACTGACTCTTGCCGGTGAACCTGACGGAAAACTCCGCGCAGCAGGTCGTTAATATCGCTTTTAATAAACTGATTATTTATCTCATCACTGAATATCTTTATATAGTGAGGACTTATTATGTCTCAGAACTTAGACGCAACCGCAATTAATCAAATCCATGCCCTTATTTCTGCTCAGGGTGTTAATGAAATTATCAATAATATTGGTGCCGATGCTGTGGCATTGCCTGAGAATTTCCGCATTCATGATCTGGAAAAATTTAATTTAAATCGCTTCCGTTTCCGTGGTGCACTTTCCACTGCCAGCATCGATGACTTTACCCGTTATTCTAAAGATCTTGCAGATGAAGGCACCCGCTGCTTTATCGATGCCGATAATATGCGAGCAGTCAGTGTGCTTAACCTGGGTACTATTGATGAACCAGGTCACGCAGATAACACCGCCACTCTCAAACTGAAAAAGACAGCACCGTTCTCTGCTCTGTTGTCTGTTAATGGCGAGCGTAACTCCCAGAAGTCACTGGCAGAATGGATTGAAGACTGGGCCGACTACCTTGTGGGCTTTGATGCTAATGGTGACGCCATTCAGGCAACCAAAGCGGCTGCGGCGATCCGTAAAATCACAATTGAAGCGAACCAGACCGCTGATTTTGAAGACAATGACTTCAGCGGCAAACGCTCCCTGATGGAGTCTGTCGAAGCGAAGACCAAAGACATTATGCCAGTGGCATTTGAATTTAAATGCGTTCCGTTTGAAGGTCTGAAAGAACGTCCGTTTAAATTACGCCTCAGCATTATCACTGGCGATCGTCCTGTACTGGTTCTGCGCATTATTCAGCTGGAGGCGGTGCAGGAAGAAATGGCTAACGAATTTCGTGATCTGCTTGTTGAGAAATTCAAGGACAGCAAAGTAGAAACCTTTATTGGTACTTTCACCGCCTGATTTCATTACTGCAAATGCCCCTGCGGGGGCATTTATGGAAACGTAATTTACTCAATAATCGCCGGATGGTGAGGGATTCTTTTTACCAGAATTCAGCGCGGTGCAGCGCATATACGTGGAGAACAAAATGTCATTTATCAAAACTTTTTCTGGGAAGCATTTTTATTATGACAGGATAAATAAAGACGACATCGATATTAACGATATCGCGGTTTCCCTTTCAAATATCTGTCGCTTTGCCGGTCATCTTTCGCACTTCTACAGCGTCGCCCAACATGCGGTTCTTTGCAGCCAGTTGGTGCCGCAGGAATTTGCTTTTGAAGCGTTAATGCATGATGCAACAGAAGCGTATTGCCAGGACATTCCCGCACCACTGAAACGCCTTCTTCCTGACTATAAACAAATGGAAGAAAAAATAGACGCCGTAATCCGTGAGAAATACGGGTTACCCCCAGTTATGAGTACGCCCGTGAAATATGCCGATCTCATCATGCTGGCAACCGAACGCCGCGATCTCGGGCTTGATGATGGCTCTTTCTGGCCTGTACTGGAAGGTATCCCGGCAACAGAGATGTTCAACGTGATTCCACTGGCTCCAGGCCATGCCTACGGGATGTTTATGGAACGCTTTAACGAATTATCGGAGTTACGAAAATGCGCATGAATGTTTTCGAAATGGAAGGATTTCTTCGCGGGAAATGTGTACCGCGAGATCTGAAAGTGAATGAAACGGATGCTGAATACCTGGTGCGTAAATTTGATGCGCTTGAAGCTAAATGTGCAGCACTGGAAAACAAAGTAATACCAGTGTCAGCTGAACTGCCGCCAGCGAATGAAAGTGTTCTGTTATTTGATGCTAATGGAGAAGGCTGGCTGATTGGCTGGCGTTCTCTCTGGTATACATGGGGGCAAAAAGAAACCGGAGAATGGCAGTGGACATTTCAGGTCGGGGACCTTGAAAACGTCAACATCACTCACTGGGCAGTAATGCCAAAAGCACCGGAGGCTGGAGCATAATGACCACATTTACCGATAAAGAACTGATTAAAGAAATCAAAGAACGAATCAGCAGCATGGACGTGCGAGACAATGTTGAGCGCCGTGCTTATGAAATTGCTCTGGCATCGCTGGAAGAGGATCCGGTGGCATGGCTGCATTCAGACAATGGCTTAGGTATTCCGGCAATAACCAGGAGTAAAAACATTGCTGACAGTTGGTTATCAAAGGGCTGGTATGTTCAGCCGCTATATATAGCCAAGCCAGTGCCGGTGGTGCCAGATGCTCGTCCGTCTTTAAATAATGGCATAGTCGGTTTTGATGAAGGCTGGAACGCCTGCCGCGCTGCCATGCTCTATGGTGCCGTACCTGCAAGCCAGGCTTACAAGTTGCCACAAACGCAGTTTAAACAGGTTGCTGACCTCTACGAAATGCAATTTGATGACGGTCGCACTTGTGCCTTTCACACTGATGCGCAAAAGGCTGTGCAATGGCTTCAGGCGTGCGACGGAAACAGGGTTCAGGAATACGTTAAGCTGGAACGATTGCAGAACGCACTGTCTGGCAACTCTCCGGTAACTCCGGATGGTTGGGTTATGGTGCCGAAGAGACTAACAGCCGAGAACGGCGCTAAGGGGGCGCTATCCGGTGAATTTTCAGAAACTACGTTTATAAGCTGCCTGGAATGCTTTGGCGATGATGATTGCGATACCTGTGACGGGAGCGGACGTATTGAAATTAAAGTGCCAGTCACGTGGTCGACCATAAAATCTATCTGGGATAAAGGTATCGAGTATTTTGCAGCAAAACCATCACAAGAGGTGAAGTGATGAACAACTTAATGATCGACCTTGAGACGATGGGGAAAAATAAGGATGCACCGATCGTTTCCATTGGCGCGGTGTTCTTCACTCCAGAAACCGGAGACATCGGACAAGAATTCTATACGGTTGTTAGCCTGGAAAGTGCTATGGGGCAAGGAGCTACACCTGACGGCGATACCATCCTGTGGTGGTTGAAACAAAGCCCTGAAGCACGAGCTGCAATCTGTATTGATGATACTTTGTCGATCAGCGATGCTCTCTCAGAACTAAATCATTTCATTAACCGGCACGCAGACAATACGAAATATTTAAAAGTCTGGGGTAACGGAGCCACCTTCGACAACGTAATTTTACGTGGAGCTTATGAGCGAGCAGGACAAATCTGCCCGTGGGCATACTGGAATGACCACGATGTACGCACGATCGTTACGCTTGGGCGTTCCATCGGATTCGACCCCAAAATGGACATGCCTTTCGATGGCGAACGGCACAACGCCCTGGCTGATGCCCGTCATCAGGCAAAATATGTTTCCGCTATCTGGCAGAAATTAATTCCTGCCACCAGCACAGAATTATGATTTTCCCGGGTGCAGCCGGTTTTGATGGAGAAAATTATGAACACCTTGTTTTTACTGATGGCTGAATTCAATACCCCTAACATTGAACTCTCAGCAGTTAGCCAAAAGTACTTTGGCATGAGTCCAGCCACGGCAGAAGCAAAAGCAAACGCTTGTAAGTTGCCCGTTCCAACATATCGCATCGGCACATCACAAAAAGCAAAACGTTGCATCAATATTCAGGATCTTGCGGAATACATAGACAAAAGACGAGAAGAAGGACGTATCGAGTGGGAACAGGTCAGAACAAGCAAACAGAAGGGCAAAGAACATCACTAAATAAAAAACCCGCCTAAAGGCGGGTTTTCAAAAAGCACCAGCTATGATCATGCTGCTTTGCGACGACGAAGCTTACCCTGCTGCTCTTTACCAGAGACAGTAGCGTGAGTGAACGCATTAGGAGCAGCCTTCATCAGAACTTCAACAGCAGCACCCATACCTGCGAATGCTTTCATTGTGTCGAACTTAACCTGTGGCTTGGTTGCTTTTTGATCTTCCATAGAAAACTCCTGAAGTTATACCGAAACAATTCCTGTTGTTTACTCATCATCAATAGATGATACGCAATATTTATTTTTAAATTTAAGGTTCTTTGGCGTAACTTCATCAGAGATATCAAAACCGTCCAGAATTCTATTGAATGTAGCTTCTGGCATATCATCATGAACAGAAATCTCACCCGATCGCTGCTTTCTAACCATGTTATCCACTCGCCAAATTATAGCTTCAGCGTAAACAACATAACTTGGATGCTTGATAAAGCGATGATCACCAGAATTCAAGACGCAAGACGGATCGTGGGGGACACCATCCTTGATACTAGAAATATTAACAACTAAAACACAATAACAATCGTTAACGGGGTAATAAACAGGATCATTACAAATCACATGAAGATGATTGCATGGCCCAGTTGGGGCAAGCACAGTTCCTTTCCTGTATGGCTGATAATCCGTCATGATAATTGCAAAGAAAATTCCTTAAGTTTCTGAGATTCTTCCATTTTGCCAATTATGCGATTAGCCTCATCCTCGCTTTTACCCTCACTGATCAGCATTTCTTTCAGGTCTATAGGCTTACGAGAATTGCCAGGATCGTGCCACTCTGGACAAACGCTTTCTAAATGCGTCATATTTGCGAGATCAAATCGGTTCATATGCCCATACCGAGAATAGATTTCATCTAAAATCCGGATATCTGCACGACTCAATTCATCAAAGACCTCGTCTGCATCCATTTCCCTCGGATCTGAACGCAACGATACATTATGCCCGTTCGTCTCTATCAAGTTGTACCAGTAGTCACCAATGCCTTCAGCCTTACCGCGAATCAAGTTCAGCGTATTCGACATGACTGGTCCAAATTTCATAGAGTAAAGGCTATCTTCGCCGATCATCCTGCCATGCTTCAAAATCGACTGGCGGTTAGACAGATAGAGCAACTTCATCAATTTCAGATATGCCATGCGCCCACCTCGCTTAAGAAGTAGGTATGCAGCCATTTGAGCTACTTTTTCTTCGCAAAACATATAAGAAACCTCAAAGATAGTGAACTTTATAATTATTCTCGATACTTCATGGGTTGCTTCATCACCAACACGAGCTTCTTATGGTGTGCCCACTTGGGCCTAAGCAACCAGTTACCTCGTTTGTCAAGTTTATAGCTGGCTTTAACCATGGTCAATTGAAGTGATGAGCAAATGATGCTTTCTAAGAATAACAGGTTCCCAATAGGCTCCCACAAAGTGTATAACTAGTTGTTTTTCAAAAACGGTACATCCTATCGAGCATTGGTGCAACGCTAAACCGACCACTCCAGTGAACGTCAGTTTTTTCAGGCATTGCGCTGGTTTGGTTGATTTTTTGCATTTCAGAATTACCGTGCATTTTCAAATGTAGAGATTATTTTATCGATATATCATGGGGTTATGTTATTCAGCATCACTGTTCAGGAGGCTCAATAGCGGGGTACTATACCATAACAACAGGAAGCGCCTGTCTCATTGCAAAAGAAAATTGAGATCCTCTCAAGGCATGAAGCTCTCACGAAGTGATGGAAATAATCTTATTAGCCGTTAGCTTTGTTAAGGCCAATGATAAACAATCCAGGTTCGACGATAAATAAAAATCACACATTAAACTACGGTGATATCTCTCCCTGCTAATAGCACTGATAGAGAAAAAAGAACCCAATCAATATTGGGTTCTTTTATGTAAAAACTTCCATGCTATAGGGAAAATTCACATT